CTAAATAAAATTTAGCAAGACGCAATCAAAATGGAGAACAGCACCATTCGAAGCCCTTAAAGACACTTCAACTGATGCAGCAGAAGGTGGAACGCGGCCTTGTAAATACGCTCCGTAAACGGCCCAATCCGTAGCACCAGAACTTATGTTCGCTGTGAATGAACCATCTAGTTGTATACCTTGCTCTGATTTAAAGGTAAGTGTTGCATTGCCTGCATTCCCACCGGAAGACGAAGGCGTTATCACCTTAGCCCATACGGAAAATGTAAAATATCGACCACTAAGAGACCTGGTTGACTGGGTGGCAAAAACATTCAGACCGGCGACAGATGTGAGCTTTAAACCATAATTCCCAGTTTTAGCGGCTATGTTTAAAACCTCAGCCGTTTGCGAAACGCTCCCTGAATTATTCAGCGACCACCCTTCAAAAGTGCCGCGCTCAAAATTCCAGTTAAAGAACGGGCATAAGCTCCGATGGAGAGGTATCATTCCGGCTCCAGATACTATGTCACCAGTGCAATTCACTGAGTTTACGAAACCTGGACCATTAACAAACGCACGGACTCCGTCTTCAGAATTTGTTTCAAAGACGTACGGATTACCTGGAAACTTAACAGTATCAAAGATAAGGAATGAATTTTGTCCAACATAAAATACCGGTGATGTCTGCAACCAATACTTATTGATAACGATAGTTGATTTGGAAATGATCAGTCGGGAACCTGCGCCAGTAACCTCAGCGTACTTCAGGAACGACTCTCTGCCAGGGTTTTCAATATTCCCCATCCCTTCAATAGAAACAGTAGATCCTGCACCAGAAACCCGCAGCGGCGTGTTCAGCACAGACGAGCCATAGAAACCTAAAGAAAAGTTCTTGCAGGAAACATCAAATGGCGCGTTTTTTGCGTCAGAAATCTGAGTATCAATAAATGTAATGCTCTCTCCAGAATTGCGTAAACCGGCAGGAGCAAGGAACAAAAACGATACTCCAGAAGATAAAGTACAGTTACTGAACTTTGTACGCCATGTATTGTGAGTGCAGTAAACCACCTTATCGAAATCTATAAACGTGCATTTGTTAATGCTTGATTGGCCATTATAGTCATACATTTCATGACCCAGCCTGAGGCCATTGCGTCCCTGAACCCGACTTCCACGAAAAATTATCCTCTCAAGCGCATTAAGGGTATTTTGCTCCATTCCATCAGGATAACCTGCTGAGCTGTACAACCAGACTGCATCTTCATCGTCTGAATCAGTAAAATTGATATCAGCAAATCCTTCAAGACAAGCCAGCGATGTGAATCCAACATCAACACTGATGCGGGTTTTACAGAGATACTTGCCTGGGCTGATGATTACCCCAACATTGTGGGTTTTACCATAATCAAGAGATCGTGTAATCGCAGCGGTAACATCTCCGTTTTCAGGAATTCCCCACCACGCCACGTTCACTCCGTTGCCAAAGATCCGACGCCACAAATTACCCTCACGGGTAATAATGTTTACACCACCATCATCTTCAGCCTCATCCACAACGGAGCGGCTTTCGAAGTAACCGGTTATTGACTTGTAACCGTCTCTGTACTCAATAAGCTCAATCTTTTGTTTATCTGTAGTCGGTTCGGTCTGACGAAGAATGTCAATATTTGCACATCGACCTATAAACTTCAGTCCATCTGGTTTAATCAAATTATTTTTTAGCGCATTTGAAAGATCATTTATGGCTAGTGCTATCTGATTATATTCATTTTTGTTTGGATTTACGCCAGCCAGCTCCAGAATAGCCAACAACTCTGCCTGAACAATATTAAACCAGTCAGCGCCCGGCCAGCTTATCCCGCCTTGCTCCTGACTTTCCCCAAACCAACGCGTCGAGATAGTCTGCGTGTCTTTCGGCTCGGGCATCTCAGGGACGCCGCTGGTATTGTCGAGATGATACATAGCAGCTCCTTACGGCTTCTCAGGCCAGACAATATCAGTTGCAGTGGTATCCACACGACTCACAGCGAGACGGTACCCTTCCCACCTGGCAAGCTGCGCGGCTTCATCGTCGGTGGCCTGACCGCTGCTGGCGGCGTAGCTAAGAAGTGATACCTGCTCGGATGCAGCAGACAGCAGCTTAGCCTTCTGACGGTTAGCCTGAGCGATAATGTAAGCCTGCTCGGCATCTTCATTTTTCACCCATGCAGAACCATCCCATTCATCAAACTGACCTGGCATTTTGAGGGTGTAGCCTTCAGGAACGGGGCCGACCTCCAGAATGGTGGTTGATTCGCGGGTTTCGGTATTCCAGGCCAGCTGGCCGCGCAGGTCTTTGAGGTAAATCCATTCTGTGCCGTTCCAGCGCGTGACGAACGTCGGTTTGTCCTCTGGCGGGGCCACGAACGTGCAGCCCTCCGGCAGGGTAAACCACGCGTCAGAAACGACGTGCTTCGTGCCGTTGCTCTCATAATAAAGATGGCCGGTCTTATCTTCGACCTGCGTCCACTGGCCATCAGTGAACAGCAGAACGTAACCGGCATAAGCGACAGGGGGCTCGACGGTGATGGCCCATTCAGGCAGGGATTCACTCAGCGTGGAAATAACAAAACCGGTGCCGTGAATATTCCAGTAACGGGTCCCACGAATATCGTCCACATATTCCCATGCACCATTTTTAAATATACCGGTCTGGCCTTTATCCGGCTCACAGGGAATATGTGTGGTATTAACGGGCAGACCGGTGCCCGCCGGGATCGTCATAAAGACGGAACCAATATAAACACCATTGGCATCGTACTGATAAAGCCAGATGGCCTGCGGGTTATGAGAAAATTCAAATGACATTACGCTAACCTCACGATGGCGTTAAAAGCGATATTTTTGACGGTGTTTTCGGTATTGCCGGTGCTGGCCACCGTGGCCGTGTGACCATGTGGTCCGATATAAACCGTATGATGGTGCGCCGGGGCGGTACTGGTGTTGTTACGTGTGCGGCGGGAGTCGTTGTCGGAGCCGACAACATAATTATCATCCCACACGGCCCCCGGAGCCACCATCCCGCCCTGGTGAAAGTGCTCGTTATCGTCGCTGCTCTGTTTCGTACCGAGGTCGGTGCTGTCGATTGTCACTCCGTGGGCGTGAAGCTTCACGCCATCGGCTTCGTAAGACAGCAGCGCACGCCCGGAGGCAGGCAAAAACTTGATGGTCTGGCCGCGCATGTCCGGCAGAACGCCGGAGGGATACGCCACGGCAAGGCGAGGATATGCGGTTTTATCGAAGCTCTGACCCAGCATCAGCATAAAGCCGGTCGGCGCTGTCGCCCCCGGCCAGGCAAACGGAATACCCGGCGGCAGCATATAGTCCGAGGAGAAAATACGGATGGCCTGAGCAAACTGGTCCAGCTGCGTTTTATCGGGTGTGATATTGGCCAGTGCCAGCACGTTCAGCATTTCCGCCTGAATGGCATTAAACCAGTCCGCGCCCGGATAACTCGGCTGAATACCGTCGCCACCTTCAGTAAACCAGCGGCGCTCGGTAAATAATACCGGCTTGATGGCGGGCATATCAGGAACGGAGGAGGCATTATCCAGGTGATACATAATTAAACCTCGTAAAGAAAATCATAATCGTGACCGGCCAGCCGGTAACGACGTAAAAAACATTCCAGTATCTGCGCCTGCAGGCTGATTAACGGCGTCAGGACGTTGCTGATACTGCGAAAGCGGATCATCGGCATATCCGTGACCGTCACCTGCAGCAGGTAGCGGTATTTGTGCGAATAAATCGGATACATGATGTCGCGCATGACGTGATGCGGCAGGATTTCCGTCACCTGAATGGTGAAGCCCAGCGCATCCTTCACGGCCTGTTCAATCTGCCAGGTAGCCAGCCCGCCCTTGCGGTGATACTTCTCCACCACGGCGTCACGACGGCGGTCAAAGCCATCCGGGATGGCGTTGCAGTCCGGCAGACCGAGATAATCTTCCCAGTCGGCCAGCAACAGGTCGGTGGTCTCCGGGCGCATCTCGGTGACCAGCAAATCCGCGTTCACCTCCGCCAGCTGCAGGCGGGAACTGAAGCCCCGGAGCAGTGACGTCAGCGCCGCCGTCTGGTCGCGCGGCCATGCCTTACCGCGTGGCATCAGCTGCTGCAGGACGTCCTGCCAGTCCTCTACACGATGCGCCATGTGATTGCCCCCAGCGTCAGCAGCTCATAGTTCTCGCTGGCCTGATTGGTGGTGAGGTCCAGCTCGTAGTCGGTGACGCCCGTCGATGAGCCGATGGCCGTACGGATGGCGGAGAGCAGCAGTGTGTCGCCCGGAGAGACCGAACGGAACAGCGCCTGCAGGCTCAGGGTGACCGCAGAACGGATAGCCGCAGTGTCGGGGATGACGCGGATGGTCAGCGGCACCGGCTTGAGCGTCAGCGGGATAGGCCAGACCTCGATACCGCCGGGCTTGCCAACGTAAGTCCCGGTCGCCGGGTCCTGATGGCGGAACAGGTATTGCTGCATGGCTTCACGGTCGGTGCCGGTCGGGATAATGTCAGTGCGCTGGTCGTAGACCCACGCAAGGCCCACCGTACCCAGCCCGTGCCAGCAGTCAAAGGCCCATGCCCGGCTGATGCCCGGCAGTTCGGTGGCCCAGATAACGTAATCATGCAACGCGCCGCCGGTGGGCGGGTTACGTTTGCGGTACAGCAGGCGGGTCAGCAGCTCGGCCACGGACTCGACGTCCGCGCCGCCGGAGATACCGGCATCCGCCACCACGCCGTCACTGTTAACCCCGGCCACCGGAGAAATGAGGGTCAGGACGTCACCCGCAGTCAGGTTGCCACTGAGGCCCGTTTCGTCGGCCTGCACGGTGACGGTGATTTTGCCCGCTGACGGGTCGTTTGTGGCGGTGACGTGGTAGCGTATGCCGTCCTGCGTCTGCATCTCCGTATCGAGCGGCAGCGGTCGGGTGCCGGTGAAGGTGACCGGGCCGCTGGCATAGGATGCGGCCTTACGAATCACCCCCTCATAGCGGGCGGTATCAATGATGGTTTCGTCGGCGGACTGCTCTGACGGGATAATCTGGTTTTTAATCCACGTCTGATAATCGTACACGTCGCGTAAAGCGCCGCTGAAAGCCGTATTTAACGCACGTTCAACGCCGACAATCGGTAATTCCTGGTCGAGTTCAATCTCTAAATCCTGAATACCGGCGCGAATAAGCTGGCGGAGCGTCGGGACATTAAATGTAGCCATTTTCTACCGCCTCCCAGCGTTTCTTTATTTCGACGGTTAACTCGGTTTTATCCGGGCGGGTGAGAATAATGGTTAATGCCAGCCAGTTAATACGGGGAATAGTGGCAATGACCTGCGCATTTCGCGCATAGCCGTAACGTAATAACGGTTGCATGGCCAGACGGGCGTAATTCTCCGCGCGGAGCCTGACCTCTTCGGTCAGCTTTTCACGGTCAATCAGCCAGAGCTTTGAGCCCCATTCAAAATCGCTGAAGGAATTACCGCACCAGCCGCGACGGTCATCGGTGCCGTCGGGTATTTCGTCGCTGGTATCGGCCCGAGCATCAGTAAACAGGCAGATATACACCAAAGAAACAAGGCCCTCGTCAAACGAAAGGCCATTGTGTTCAATCTCGATGTCGCCGCCAGCGGGCAGGTGCCAGTTTATTCTGATGGTCATAAGGGTTTAGTCGTGTTTTCACCGTCACCATCCTTATGAATATGGTCGAGGAAACTTTTTCCCTGAACCTGGATATCTTCACTGAAAGAAGTGGGGCCGGTGATATTTATCTGTTTACCGATAATGTCACAGCTCTCTTCGGCAACTACATTTACCGTCTTCCCTGTTATTTCAATCACGCCATTCTTTTTCAGACGAATAATATGGCCTTCCTGATGATAAAGAATAACGTCGCCTTCTTCGCCGCCACGGGGACGGCTCCCTTTATCCTCGACGGCGATGGCAACCAGACCGCCGCGACGTCCACCCACGGCGACAACTATCGCCTCAGAGCCCGCAGGTGGAACGCTGGAAAACCCGTAATTCTGGAAGCGCTCGACGTCGTCATTGGTCTCATCGGCCAGCGACTGCACCTGCAGGTTCTGCCGACCGAGGCTATCCGTCACGATGCGTACCAGCGCACGGTCCACCATCAGGCGCAGGCGGCGGCCCAGCTCAGCAAAGGAACGCCCGAAATTCGCTTCTTTTAGTCCCACGTGACCCCCACGGATGTTTTTTTGCCTTTCTTCTTCGCCTTCTGCGAGGGCATATCCAGCGACTCAGGCGGTGCCAGTGTCAGTACGGTCAGACGACCGCTGTCACTTTCCATAAATGACACTGATTTAATCAGCCAGGTGACGTCGAGTTGCTGGATTTCATCGGTCACCGGCACCAGTCGGTTAGTATCCCACAGCGGCCCTGTAGCACCGTTTTCACGCCAGCCCGCCACAGTGATTTCGGTGGTGTTGGATTCGCCCAGCACGTAAGCCTTATGCCACTCACCACGGGCACTGGCACCGCCGACCGTCAGGCTGTCCTCGTTGACCAGAATCTTCGGACGATAGCGGGTGATCTCCGGGTCACTGACAACGGTCTGGCGTCCACCGACCATCTTCACCGGCTGGTCGTCCCACGTCGCACCGCCCGCACTGGCAGAGCCCTTGACGATGTACTGGCTGGCACGCTCACGCCAGCTGAAACGCCCCCGTGCGGCCAGAATATTGTCGCCGAGGGTGAGCCTTACTCCCGCACGCCGGGTGGAAGCGCGGGTGATGACCAGCCGCCCGTAAGCGTCCGAGGTCACCAGAACGCCGCGCTGTTTGGCCAGACGGTCGAGCAGTTCAAAGCCCGTTTCACCCTGTTCCAGGGTGATGCTGCCAAACGCCTCGCCGGTGTCGGTTTCGTTGACCACCTCGATGCCGTAGGGCTTGCAGATGGTGGCCGCAAGCTGCTCCAGCTTCAGACCTTTCCACTGGCCGGACTTATCGACTACCGAGCTGTCCACCAAATCGCCGGTCTTGTCGCGGCCCATCACGCGCAGGGAGACGTTTTCCGAGTCATAGCTGGGAATAAAGTCGTCGATGTAGCCGGTCATGACGCGGTCGCTGCCGATGGAGACCGTACAGGACTGACCGGGTTTGATGGAGCGTGGCGCGGCAGATGACCATTGGGCGGTGACGGTCAGATCAAACTCGCCCGCGACAGACTCCAGTGAGCGGTTAATAGTCATGTCCGTCCAGCCGCCCCAGACCTTGCCGTCAACGTTCAGGGTTAACTCTTCAGTCATTGCTGATGATCTCAATCGTCTGTGAAGGCGTAATAAAGGAGGGATAACGCAGCCGGTTGCGGGTCACCAGCTCATCCCGGTTCTCCGCGTCGCCGGTCTCGCGGTAGGCCAGCAGCATCACCGGCACTGTCCGGACAGGCGTGACGCGGCGCAGTTCCGGCAGCTGGATGCTGCGGATACGCACGTCATTGACCACAGCGAACCGCAGCTCGCGAAGGGATCGCCACAGCTCACGCAGGCCGCTTTCGACGGCTTCTGCGGCGGTCTCGCCGAGACGCTCCGCCAGCTGGTCGCCGGTGTTCTGTGCATCCTGGCCGGTCTCGAAGGTCGCGGTGGCCACCGCTTCAGCCTGAGCGACCAGCGTGGAGATAATCACCAGCCGCCGGAAGTCAACGATATTGGTCTCCATCGCCGCCGTGGTCTCCGGCGTCGATGCCGGGGTGACGCTACTGGCAAAACCGGTATCGGTGTTCACGCTGATGTTATCGACCAGGGATTTGGTTGCAGACTGCGCCGCACGGTCGCCTTCCCATTTGTCGCGCAGCTGGTCATAGACCCGCAGGGCGAACGGAGGCTCAGAGACCAGGTCCTTCATATCGCTGATGAGGCCGGTGATATCGCGGATCATTTCACCCGGAGCGGCGGCCACAATACCTGCGAGGTCCTTAAACCGGTTGAGGCGGTCCATCCATTCACTGAGCGCTGCTGGCAGGGTTGGCAGACTGGTGACAAAGCCCTCCATATCCTCCAGCAGGGTGTCTACCATGCTGCCGACGCCATCGAGCGCCGCAAAATAATCACCGCTGGCCAGTGCTTCCTTGACCTTATCCGCCACGCTGAGGGTGGTGGCGCTGGTGTCTTCGGTGCCGGACGGAAACAGCTGTTCACCAGCCTCGTACACCTCAAAGGAAACGTAGGCAATCCCGCCTTCCTCGGTAGAAAGGCGATGCGAGACCCGGCCCACCTGAACCTTCTGCACGCCGAACCACGGATGCACCAGTTCACCGGGACCAGCAGTATTGAGCGAAGCCAGCAGGCGGTTCATCTGGTCGATGTAGTCACTGCCGAGCAGGATCGCGTTAATCTGCTGCTGAGTCAGCACCGCGCCGTGGTCTTCCGTCCAGCCGACCTCTTTTTTGGGGTATGAGTGAGGGATGGCCCGACGACCGCCAGTCCCCTCGACGTCGCGGAAAAAGAAAGGAACGCCCCGGAAAGAGGCATCGCGGAGGTCTTCCCATTTAGTGGCCATTACTGCTGCTCCATATTACGAACACCGCTGGATGCACTCATGGTGACTCCGGGGGCATTGACCTTAACGCTGGTCACCTGAACCCGATCATCTTTAACGGAAACCTCGATACTGCCTTTCAACTCAGGTTGCTGCAGGAACGGATAGCCGGGCTGGTTCTGGGGCTGCATTGAAGCCCACGGCGACGGGTCTTGGTAACCCGCAGGTGACGACGAGGAAGACGTGAAAAAGTTTTTGATATCCTCCCACATAGTTGAACGCTCATTGTTCTGCTGAACCCTTTTAAGAAGTTCTTCACGCCCCTCGTCCGAAAAAGGGTCTATATCAGTTAACCCCATCAACTTACTGGCAATTAACCCGCCGCGGGCAAGCATTCCAGGCCAACCAGGAAGGTCGGCGGTAGTATCAAGAAGATCGTTAACCTTATCTTCACCTGTTCCGCCCAGCCCACCTGCTGGCCAGTTAGTCACATAAACTGGCATTACACCTGAACCGAATACATCTGCGATACCATTAGGTATACCCTTACCTTTATTTGGATTAAGCACATCCCAGACGCCTTTACCAAACTGAAACGCTTTGCGGGCGGCAATAACCCCCCCGACTGCGATGGCGATATTTTTACCAATCTCCAGCCAGTGCTGAACGGTTTCCTGGTCAACGGAATTAATTGCATCAGCCAGCTCCTGGACTGGTTTTGCAAGATTGCTGTTTGCAAATTTTTTCCAGGTGGTGGTTAGTGCAGTGACTGCTGATGTGAAATCTTTAGATGCATACTCGGCATCTTTCATAATGCCCTGACCATCGGCCACTACGCCGTTATAGCGTTTGAGGTTCTCCGCACCCTTACCGGACGTCACGCTGCTAAGCAACAGGATGCTATCCTGATTAAATCCGGCCCCCAGTAAGCGCGCGCTCTGGGTTTCCGCTCCTTTATTCCCTGATTTTTTTGCAATCTCTTCCATCAGTGTTGGCAGTGATCGCATTTTTCCGTCTTTACCGAAAACATTTATGCCATTCCTGCGCAGCTCCTTCACGACCTTCGGAAGCTGCAGATCCCGAATCAGGTTCTCGACTGCAGTAGAGGCCGTGGTCGTATCACCGGTAGCATCGACCGCGCTCTCCAGCGCCACGCCGACATCCTTCACGCCCCGTACGCCCGTTCCCCCTGCGGCGGCATACATTGAGAACGCTTTGACGCCGCGTTCAGCAATATCCTTCAGCTCAAACGCACCTTCTTTACCAAGCTGATTGAGTGTATCCATTGCCTGCAGGGTGTCTTTCTCGTTGCTCAGGTTAAACTTTGTGAACTGTGAGAAGAGTCCCCCGATACTTTCGCCATCAGCACCTGATGCTGCGATAGACGGCGCTATGATATTTCGATTTTTATAGCCGTAATCGATATCACCTGTAACCGTCCCGACCTTCTCAATGGCGCTGACCACTTCGCTGTCATCGACACGAAACTTGATCGCAGCATCCTGCATACCGCCAAACATCTCGGACATTTCTTTTTTGGTTTTTTCCGCTGCCAGTCCCATACGTGTGATTCGGCGGTCTGTAGCAGCAAAGTCTTTTAACATGGCACCACCGGCAAAACCGGCAATCATGGTGGTATAGCGATTGCCCAGTGCATCCAGACCTCGACCAGCCGCAGCGGTGGTGGCCTTGACAACCGACATTGCCCGCTGATTTGTGCGGGCGAACTCGGACATGTTGGCCCCATACTGGCGGGCTTTGGCGGTCAGGTTACCTGCCAGATTGATGAGTATGTCAGTGGTGAGGCGGTTTGCCATATTGCTTCCTCAGCTGCTCTGTCAGGCGCAGCAGCTGCCGGAGAGGCAACTGCTGCAGGTAGGACATATCGAAACGTTGGGAAAGATTGACGATAAGGTTACTCAGCGCCGTCGCCAGCGGCACCAGGTCGCCCCCGTGACGCGGTCTCCGAAAGCAGGTCATCGAGAGCAGCTGCTTTACTGCTGAGTAACTCCAGGTCCTCTGGGTGAAAGGCGTAGATTTGCTTGAGGGACAATGGCCCCGGAATCTCACCCACAGAGGCAATCTGTCGCCGCAGCATACCCAGTCCCATCAGCACTTCAGAGCAGTACGCCACGGCCTTGCCGTTCTCCCCGATAACCACGCGCTCGGCCTCCAGCTGAGCATCGATAACGTCTTTTGAGGTCAGCTCGCGAAAGGTAACGGTACGATGCCGCATCTCATCGTCAGTACCTTTACCGGTGACATAGCCGTGAATTAACGTCAGTGTCATCTGTGCCATGCTTTATACCTTCACCAGTTTGGTGCCGATAAAGTTGGCGCTGATGGTGCCAGCGTCTTCGTCCAGCGTGGCCGGTTCAGCGGTCGCCGCACCGGTCATCATGTAAGTCAGGCCGTTATCGCCCTCAAACATGATGGTCACGTTCTCCCAGTTACTGATTTCGACAACGTCCATATCCTCCGCCGCAGCAATGGTCATCTGGATCGAGGGACCCGCCATCTTGCCCGCCAGCCCCCAAACCTTACCGGCGCCCATATGCTGAGTGCGTGTTTTACCGCCCGGATTGAGGGTGGATTTTCCCGTGGTTTTGATTTCACGGCCGTTAGCACGAATGGCCGCCATACCCAGAATGCTCATAGTGACTCCTTAAAGTTTGTACTGGATAAGACCGGCCAGCACACGCAGCTGATTAACCAGGTTCGGATGGCAGATGAAGTTCAGGCGGTTTTTATCGTCGCCGTCGAGATACACATCCAGCGTGTCTTTGTAGTCGTCGAAGTCCTCAACCAGACCTGCCGGAATCAGCTCAGTCAGTGCGATATCCAGCAGCTCGGCGCGGGCAATCTTCGGTGTCATCACCGGCTGACCCGGATCAAGCAGGTCGAGCACATCATCCCCGGCCAGCTTGTGACGTGGATAGCGGTTGGTGAACCGGTTTTTGATGACGTAGCGGATACGCCCCAGCGTCGCTGGTGACTGCACGTCGAGGTACGACGTATCGGCGTCGCCGTACTGGTTGACGCGGTACATAGTGATTTCACGCTCGATGCAGACGTTGTCGCTGGCGTCAACGTAATGGGTGGCGATGCCGTCATGCAGCAGCAGGTTGCGCTCCGGCATATCCCAGCGCACTGTCTTGACCGGCGGCAGGATGCCCGGCAGCACCAGAGTCTGCAGCGGACGGGCCGGGTCGTTGGCCAGATAGTATGACGCTATACCGCCGTAGGATGCCGCCCACAGCCAGTGCGGTTGCGGTGCGATGTTGGTCCCGATGCAGGAAATCAGCCAGTCATTGCGGGTTTCTCCGAAGGTGCCGCTTTCGGCATGGGTGCCCCGGAAAGCCGTCCAGAGCTGCGCCTCAATCATTTTGAGCGGTCCCCAGCGTTCGAGCAGTTCATCCCGGATGGTGTTCAGGCTCTGCGTATCGTTGAACGGGAACACAATATCGGTGTACCAGTCATCACCCAGCGCCGCGACGACGGCCGCAATATCCGGGGTGCCGGTGCCGCCGGAGAAAGCGGTCAGGGCAACAGCAACGCCAGCAGGTGTCTGCTCGCCGGTGTAGTAGTTGAGACGGACGTCCATCGAATTGCCGGTAGAGCCTTTCCAGTTGGTGGTCAGGGTGACGATTGTGGTGGAGTCCGCTTTCAGTGCGGCTGTGACCTGCGTGTCAGGCAGTTTGTTGACGGCGGTAATGATGGCAGAAGCGATATCATCCGCAGTCGCGTCAGCGCTGACACCGACCGGCACCGAGATACCGTTCACCAGCAGGACCAGCGTACCCGCAGCGGTGGCCGGGCCGGTGACGGTCAGTTCTGATTTCGCCGCAGCACCGGCAGCAATATCAGCCAGGCCCATCGCCCACACTTCGGTATAGCTGTTGGCCTTACGCAGGGTCTTGAGCATCCCGGCCAGCATAGAGCCTTTACCATAGAGCTGGTCAGCAGTGCCGTCGCTGGTGATGCGGTTTTGCGTCAGAACGGCAGCGGTGCCGGTCGCACTCTGCTGGCCGATGACGATAATTTTGCGCGACTGCGCCGGGGCGCTTTCGAGCGCCTGAGAATTATCAATATCGATGTACACCAGCGGGACGCGGATATCAGCAGGAATATCACCCAGTGAAGACATATCACTTCTCCTTTGCGGTTCGGGTCTGGCGGACTTCCGCCGGTTCGGTTACGGATTCAGCCTGGATATCGGTGATAACAACGTCACCCTCGGCTTCGCGACGCAGCCACCATGCACTTACAGGTAGCGCTTCCCCTTCGGGATTCAGGTGCTGGCCATCGGCTTTACGCACCTGCAGTCCCGCGCGGGCGGGCTTAATATGTTTTTTCATCGTTATGGCTCTCTTACGTTAATAACGCCTTTAATGGGGTCGGTGTCGTCGCTGACCTGCAGTGTTGCACCCAGCCGCAGGAAGTCCGGGAGGGTGGCGAGGTCAATTTCATCATCCAGGCGGAACTCCTGTTCCCACGTCACGGCCCACATGGTCAGACCCAGATCGTTAAGCCCGCCGGAATAGATATTGTCGGCGCTGACGGAGGTGGCCAGACGTTCAGCCTTCATACCGTTAGCGGCTCCGCGCTGGACAATACGGCGCACCAGCTTTCCGACCAGTACCTCGCAGCGAGTGTCGCGCGTATAGCCCCATGCATCGGTGGCCATGACGTACGCCGCCCAGGTGATATCGCCGACGGTGCCGCCTGCCTGAGCGCGGATATTGCGCACCCGCAGCGCAGCCAGCCTGATGCAGCCATCACGATCCGTCAGGTAGGTTTTGACCTCTGCCGGGGTGCTGAACTGGCCGATGTGGCGTTCGATGACGCTGACGCGGTCAGGCTTGTATTGCTGAGGTTCGTTCAGCAGTTCCGGCTTCAGCCACGCCACGATGTTCTCAGCGGCGGAGACCGTGGAGCCGGTGGTCAGCAGGGACGGACGTTCATTACTCACGGTAATACCTCTTTCCAGAAGTCGCCGATGACGTGCATCAGCTCATCACTGTTTGCAGTGGACAGCCCGAGGTACTCGCGCTGCGGAATATCCATCATGCGATTATGGGAACCGACGGTCTGCCAGACCGGATGCTTCAGCGCCCGGCCAAACGCCTGATGAATGAGACGTTTGTGGGCGCTGACCGGGACGCTACCTGCAAAACCGTCCTGGTGAACGCCGCTGTAACTGAGCGGCGAACCGACGCGGACCCGGCCACGTTCGACGATGTACTGGATGCTGTCGAGAAGATCGCCATTGCCCTGCAGGAGGCTCTGATTTCCGCTGCGTGTCTTACGGTAGCCCTCGGACCATTCCTCCCAGCGCTCACCAGCCGGTGAGGTTTTCTCGTCACTGATGCGGCGGCGGGTCTGCGACTCCACGACGGCTCCGATGCTCTCCAGCAGCTCCTGCTGCAGCGAACTGTCGGAGAGCTTCTCGATGGCCAGCCGCATCTGCTGCAGCTTTTCAGCGCCGATAACCTCAACGGCGATACCCATCACAGCACCCCTTTGAGGTTGTTGCGGGTGAACAGGCGTTTGTTATTGGAGACAACAATCATCCTGCCGTTATCGGTCTCCGGGGCTGGCGTGTCGGTCGGCAGACCAAGGTCACGGGTGCCGTTCGCCATCTCCTTGAGGGTCTGGATGGCGCTGTCGTAGCGTTTCTGAATCAGGTCGGTGATCTGATTGTCACGCTCGGACAGCCAGTAAATGGCGATAGATACGGCTACCCGGTGCAGCGGACGCGGAACGGTGGTGATGTTCAGCGGGAGCTGATAGCGCTTCGACAGAAACGAGTTGATCTCCGCGTCGGCATCTTCGATGGCCGTGGCTATCTTCGTCTCGTCGAGCTGGTTCGTTGCCTTGTCGATGGCCATATTCCAGACCAGCGACCCGTCCGCAGCCAGCAGGTCATCGCGGGTAACGTAAATTCCCATCAGCTTTTCTCCGCCACCGTCTTCAGGACCGTCACTACAAGATGGGGCTCAGCCTTAAGGCGTTCGGCGGTTTCATGACTGATGAAGCACTCCACGACCACATCACCCTCCAGCGCGTTCGCCTCGTTATCGCCATCGGGGTCATCGCTGACAAACACATGCACCGGCTCGCGTGGCCAGAAGCGACCACAGCGCCAGAACCCGCGCTCATGTCTGGCGCGAACCTCCAGCACCACCACATCATCGGTTGCAGGGGACGCGGTGATAAGGTTCTCACTTCCGCCACCGGCGGCCAGACCTTCGGGGGGCAGGTTTGTCTGTAATTCACGCTGTACGGAATTAAGTTGCTCCGCTGAAATGTGAATCGCAGGCGCAGAAATGCTGACGTTGTCCCCGGTCAGGGTAATGACGTCATCAGATGACGGAGGCGCACCAGCATCGCCAGGCTTCACACTGACGGGGGACGCACCCACCGCAACGTAATGCCCTGGCAGTGTGACTGACCGTTCAGCTCCCGGCAGGTCAGATGCATCAGCCTGTGCCACTTCCTGCGCTGAAACCTTGCTAGCGCGACCTTTAGTGCCTTGCTTACCCGTTGCTTTTTCTTTCGTTCCACTCACTGTTCCATCCTCTTTAAAGGTGGGTTACAGCGGGTTTAACGCCCGCTGTAACGGTTTTAAAACGCAGACTGGCGATTACGCCGGGGTGGTGATAAACGGGCTGTCGACGATTTCCACATCCTTGTAATAGATGTTGGAGTTACCGCCATCGACCAGCATTGCGTCGATGATCTTCTTCGCGGCTGCGCGGTTGTTCGGACCCACGACCAGCGTGGTCGGACGGATCCCCAGCGGCGAACCGGAATCACGCTTCATACCCTGTAGCACCTTCACCGCCGCTTCATAGTTGGCGACAGTCAGCGGTGCGCGGGACCCGCAGGCGGTCTGCCAGAAACCAAAACCGACGTTGCAACGGCCATCCACGCCATACAGGAACTCATTGTTCTTGAAGGTGTGTTCGCTGCTGAGGTCATCCAGTGCCTGGAAGTTAAAGGCGCGGCGCTTCTGGTAAAGGATGGGTTTCAGCACCTGACTTTCATCAATCAGGAACCACGGCTCACCTTTGTCAGTCGCGATATCACCCACAATGTTGCTGTAGGTCCCACCCGCCATTGGATGGTCGGTATCAAAGAAGTTCTGGCCGTCAAAACACAGCGTGGAGAAACCGGCAACCAGTAGCGGGAAGCTCAGCGTGTCAGGAAATTCGGCGACCTGCTGACCGAACGCCTGCGCAATGACGCTGTACTGGCCAATCTGGTCGTCTTCGATATTTTCCCGCTTGACGCGGATCGAGTTTTCCCAGGTCTTGTTGGCGATGGTGTAGCCGTACTGAGACAACTGCGCGAACTGGCGCTCACTGACCCACTCTTTGATGGTCGGTAAGTCCGAAAGCCAGCCATACGTATTGGACGCGGAGCCGCTCGGCACTTCGGTAGCAATGCGCAGGTACTGCGGAGTCACACCTGCGAGACCTCGGGTGAAAGCTGCGCTCAGGGAGGTGGTGAGCGCGTGCAGGATTTCTGCTGACGGTTGCGGCATTCTTATTGCTCCTGTTTCGGTTTAGCGGCGAGAAACTCTTCCTGGGTAAGACCCATGCTGCGACACATCGCCAGTTCGGTTTCGGTCAGCGTGGTCTGCTGCCCCTTGTTCTCTTTACCTTTGGACGGGTCCTGATTGACCAGCGGCTGCGCAGTTTTCACGAACTCGGCAAACTGCTGACGGCCTTCTTCACTGCGGCAAAGGGCCAGATACATATCGCGGTTAGCGGGCGCGACTTTCCCGGCGGTTACGGCATCGTCAACCAGCGCGGTGGCCGTCTTCTCATCCAGTGTCTTCAGACGATCTTCCGCTGTCTGAGCGCGGTTCAGCGCCAGTTGATAGGTCTCCTGCGGGATGAACTTTGACAGGTCCGGGTTCTGAGCACGGTTCAGCGCGGTCTGTTCGCTGTTCTTGATGGTCTGGATCGCTGATACGGCATCGTCAACCGACGCGGTCTCAGCCAGCCCCAGTGCCGTGGCAATCTGCACAGGTAAAGGCATGGTGTTCTCCGAGTTAAGAGCGGGTAAATACAGGTTGGGTTTGTTGGTCAGTCCAGCGCTGGAAAGATGCGAGACCTGACCGGTAGGGAAATGACGGAAAGCCGGACTGTAATAGCGGTACTTCTTACCGCGAACGAGCGCTTCGCCGTCAGGCGTCCATTCGATATGACCGTCAATGCTGCCGTCGGCGTTGACGCGCATGGCATCAATCCAGGCATAAGCCGGAGCTTCTTCACCTTTAGGCCCAAGCAGCTCGGTGGAGTGTTCGGCATCAAACGGCAACGTCGGGTAACGAAAGGACGTGGCAATAATGGCCTGCGGATTGTCGTTTACCCACATACGGCCATCCCGGCCAGTGAATGTGCCCGCAGGGATCATCGGCAACCATTCCGGCAGCGGCGTGCTGGCATCCGACAGGTCGGGAAGCTCGAAGCACAGGGCCAGAAATTCGAGTTGTGTTGCAGGCTTTGGCATGGTGCTGTCCGTCGTTAAAGGTAACTGACGGACAGTGTCGGCGATGCGGGAGAAGAAAGTGGATTAACCGCTTTCCCTGTATATAAAGGAAGAGTGCCGGGCAAGCGCAGCGGGAATACCGTTCAAACCCCGTTCAAAAACGCCGTGGCGCGTTTAAGAAATTTTCAGAGAATCATCGTACCACAAATGCCGGTAAAGTCTCTGAGCGCGTTTGAGGCGGATTACCGCCGCGTTTAGTTATCACTGTCGAAGGCGCTTTGCTTCGCGGCCAGCTGGCGCTCAAGTTCAGCCTGTCGGCGCGTGCCCGGATTGTAGTCCCAGCCCGGATCAATACCTTCCGGCACCATCTCCTCTTCGCCGGTGCGCTTGTTCACCCACTTCACCCGTTTGACCGGCGGGGCTTCGGTGCGGATCGGGACGGTCTGGCGGATAACATGGCCGGTTGGCTGTCCGCTGTCGTCGAGCTGCTGCACGTTGCGCGGGACACCATTTTTCTGCAACTGATCGTACTCGTATTTGCTGACCTGGCGAACCCCGCATTTACAGCCCCAGCCGTTGGGGCCGATGTGTGTCTGCCAGAACGGGTCGTCAACGGGCAGGCAGAGGTCAGCCCATTTCAGGTGCTCGGCGCGGTGCTCGCGTGACGGACCCAGCGTATAGAGCAGATAGGGCATTGCGCGTTTAGTACGCTGAATACGTTCCCACTGACCAGCACTACGGGCAGTACGCATGTTGGTATCGTAGATGGTGCGCAGACGACGATCGCTGCCGAGCTGCACCGTCTTTGTCTCACCTGTCAGCGGGTCATCCATCATCTGCTGACCCCACCATCCACGCTTCACCAGCAGAGGCTTCAGCACCTCCCGGAATTCAGCGAAAGACTGACCGCTGGCCATCGCGTCTTCGACCAGCGCTTTGACGTCTGAGAGCAGGTCGAGCTGCGTCATCTTCGCCACGGTAAAACCGATGCTGTGCTCCTGCTTCCAGACATCGCGATAATCGAAGCCCGGCGTCAGCTTTTTCGACTTCAGCCAGGCGAGTGCCTCTTTGGGGATAATATCGGGAGCTTTAGCCATCGTTCGCATCTCCCAGTGCACGTGCCTTAAAGCTCAGCATCGCCAGCTGCTCGACGAACGCGGCAGGTTCCAGCGTCTTCTGCAGGTCCGGCAGACGTGCCAGAAACTCCTCAAAGCTCCCCGCGTCTTTCGCCAGCTGCAGCACCGGACTGGTAAATGTATCGCCGGTCTGCTCCCAGTCCTTCAGCGCCTCGCTGACCATCGCATCAATCGCATCGTCCTGCGAGCGGTTAAGCGCCAGTTGCTCACGGTTGAGCGCCGGTGCCGGGCTGAAGGCAGAGAAGCTGTTGGACGGCGAGAGTACTACCGCGCCGGTCTCCGGCTCACCCAGACCAAACTTGTCCCGGACCTCTGATTCCTGCACCCGCAAACCACGATCAACCAGGGGGATAAGCGCATCGACAAAGGCTTTGAGGTCCTCCGGCTCGCTGATAGCCAGCTTCACACGCGGATACTTTTCCTGCGGGCCGTAGTTGAACTGAATAAACGGACGGACCAGAAACTCATTGAGGGTGTTCTCCAGCTGACGGGCATCCCAGCGGGCAATATCCATTCGCACCCGATCATGCACGTCGGCCTGAGACCGCGAGCTGCCATCATCGGTGGTCATGGTCTGCCCCAGTACGGCCTTACTGGTCTGGGCGTCGCACCACTCAGCCATTTCTTTAAAGAGAGCACCACCGCCGTTACGGCTGGCCGTCTCCTGCATATCAAGCTGCATACTCTGAGGGATAGCACACCCGGCATCAGAGGCGATGGAGGCGATAGCATTGATGAGGGTCTTAATCTGCTCATCGGTGGCATTATTCCCGTACTTACCGACGACGATGGGTATGCCAAACTTCTCGGCAAACGCCCACCAGTCACGGACGGTAAAGGACTTGAGCATATACATCACCGCGACCAGACGGGCCAGACCATTACGCAGCGGCAGGCCGGACTTGAGGCGGGGGAAGTGAATGACATATTTACCCGGCGTCAGCGGAATACCATCAACCGGCTGTTCATCGGTCAGCAGACGAAACTGGCGCTGGGTTTCGCGGTCAGTTTTGAGGAAGCGCGGGTCAACCCACTCATAGTCGCGGGGTTTCCAGCCATCACGGGTGTCCCAGAGGATTTCGCAGACACCCACGCCCTTGCCGAGCCCGTCAAGCAGGTCAAACAGCAGCTCAGGTATCTGTGGCTGCTCAATCAGATCGCGTACGGCATCAGCCAGCATCACATCATGCTCGTCGTCGCTCGCCGCTTCCACTGCCGGAGGAATACCGGCGACGGTCAGCTTGCGGGTACGTAACACGCTGGAATAGTGCAGGTCACGCTCTTCCATTTCTTCGGCCAGGATAAAGTAGTCGCTGGCATTGCCTTCGGTCACATTACGTAACACCCCGGCCAGTCTGGCCGGGGATAAGGTACTCGCCACGCTGATGCCCGGAGAGGGTCGCCTGACGCTGACGCTCCCGGCCCGCGCTTCAGCCTGTTTCATATCCGATTCACTGACGGTGACCGGCTCACCTGTTGATGGACTCAACAGGCTGCGAATGGCCCCGGTAAGTTTTTTTAACATCAGAGCAGTCCTCGCTGATTTTTAAGACCACGGGTAATGCGCAACTGACGATGACTGTCGCTGTTGCGCTGCTGTTGGGGAGTGTTAAGCCGGTGCAGTTCGTAGCGCTGGCAGTCTTCTTTGCTGGCGAGAAATGCCAGGAAGATCGCATACGCGCTGTCGCCGTGACGCTTGTGGCCATCGCTGCCGGTATTCTCCCGGTCATCAATTCCCGGCACCCCGCGCTGAACGACAATCTGCCCGAGGTCGCTGATAACGTCCTCATGCTTCGGAAGGACCAGCTCATCATCCTCAAATGCCGCCTTGAAGCGCGGCATGTTCTCGCGGTAGTGGGCGACGGAAGGCATGACCACCTCCACCTCTGCGCCGTACTTCTCCGCCGCCTGCTCAGCCAGATAGTTACCGTTCCCCCGGCCATCGAGCTTGATACCGTCTCGGCGCGGTAGCCGATCGCAGATAAAGAACAGCGCCTGCTCCTGTTGCTTGTAGGGCACATTGGCCAGTTCGACCAGGAACGGCACGGTACGGGTGGTGTCATCGTTGACCGTCATAGGCGCAAAGACAGTCAGGTGACCCGACCGCGCAAAGTCCTCGCCGAGGCAGTGGCGGAGGTTTTGCGGGAGTGTGTTCAGCACAGGCAACACCACCTTATCCAGCCATTCCTGCATATCCAGCGCACGGATGATTTCCGGCATGGCATTGAAAGCTGTCGTACCGGTAAAGCGCAGAACGGGACCGGATCCCCGCGCGGCACGCTCACGGATGGAGCGGGCCAGATAGGTGCCGCCGCCGTTCTTCGGCTCGCAGTAGTATTCTTCGCGGGCGTCTTCTTCAGTGGCGGTATCGCTCAGGAGGTTCGCCAGCCACTCCGCCTCGGCATCCGGTGACCAGGGCTTTTTCGTCACCTGACAGATACGACGATACAGCCCCTCGCTGATGGCCAGCTCGATATCAATACGGTGAACGGAGTAACGCTTTTTGCCCGCGCGGCTGTCGGTAATGATGGTATTGAACAGGTTTTCAATGCCGTTATGGGTGGAGATCAAACGGACCTTTGAGCCCCACATGGTCAGCGCCAGCGCCGCTTTCAGCACGGCTGCAAGGTCTTTCTGAAATCCCGCTTCGTCGATGATGACATTACCCTGCATACCACGCAGGTTAGAGGGATTGGACGACAGCGCCTTGATTTTGAAGCCGCTGGCAAAGTTGATGACGTAAACCAGAATATCCTTGTCGTCATCCTCCAGCGCTTCCTCGCCAATCGCGGAGGCCGCGAGATTATATGCCTTAGCCCACATGGCGCAGGCGTCGATAAACTCACGCGCCATGTCTTTGGTGGTACCAACATAAAAGGTGTCGGTTCCCCCGGCCTCCGGCGACATTGACCCGCTGAGCGCCGCCTCGGCGGCTTCCGCCCACGTCAGGCCGGTACGACGGGATTTCTCGGCAATCTTGAGCTGGGACGTGTCCGCAATCCACCGGCGCTGATACGGCAGCAGCACCTGATCCGCGTCGAACTCGCCCGCCAGAATGGCACTGGCAGACTGATTACGTAACTGCTCCTGCGCTGAAAGATGTTCGCTCATCACACGATCCCCAGAATCTGGCGACGGATATCAGCGGCAGTTTCCGCAGAAAGCCCGGCACTTTTGGTGATTTTCTCCGCCTGCGCAGCGGCTTCTTCGGCGAATGCCTGGCGGATCTCTTTCTCACGTTTGTGGCTGGCCATCGCTGCCGCTTCCAGACGCTGAGCAACCAGCGCCAGCTGGCCGAGGGCCTTCGGCTCTACCGGGTCAGCACCGTCAGCAAGGGACATAGAGGTTTCAAAGGCCATCGTTTTGACGAATTCAAGCAGTAATTTCCCCACGTCGGAGGATGGTGCAGACCCAAGTTTTGCCGCCCAGATTTCGGCCATCTCGCGGGAGGCGCGGATCTTAGCGCCGAACGCCTCCATTTTGCTGGCGTAGCGGTTCAGGCCGGTTCGACTGAGCTTCATATCGTCCGGTAGATTATGGCCATCAATCAGCTCGTTGATGGCCTCGCGGATTTCCTCCTGTGTGTGGCGTTTCTCACGCAGCATCTGGTGCAACTGGTCGCGAACACCATCCGGAAGCAGGTCAATTTTCGACGGACGGCCACGGGTCGGATTTTCAGCTGCCATGTTTGCTCCTTGCAGCCTTTGCCATCTGAAGCTGGTTTTTCCGCTCTCTGGCGATAGCCCGGCCCAGCGTTTCGAATGCCCGTTTGAACTCAGTATTTTTGTTCAGAAACGCGTTGGTAAAGCTATCAGGAGAGCTGCGGTCATAAGGTTTTCCGGTCTCTTTCTCGCTGAACGGCGCGATAACCTGAGACTCGATCTCTGAACAAACCATCACTGCGGCCAGTAGATAAAAAATACGCCGCTGTGCTTCGGTATAAGGTTTAGTCTTAGCCATCGTTATCCCCTCGCGCGGGGCTTTTTGACCCCAGGCACCGTGGCCAGACCGCTGGCGACGTCATCACCGCGACCGGTGATTTCCGCAACATAACAGCCGGAGACGTCCGTCAGACTGACCAGACCCTGCTCGCGGAGCCAGGCCAGATGCGTGCGCACGATATCGCGGGAAACACGATGGCCATACGTCTGCAGGCACGTCTGCAGAATTGACTCGTTGGCACTGTCGCCGCATTCGACAAGGGATCGCAGAATAACCAGGCGCTGGTCCTGGTCGAGAATGTCACGCATAGTCACCTCTTATTTTTCCTTCAGCTCATTTTCCAGAAGCAGATCGCTGACGTGTTTTACCTGGCGAATAGCCGGGCCCAGTTCCCGTAAATCACCCCGCAGATTGCTCATCTCCAGCTGCAGCTGATGAAGGTCTTTCTGGCTCGGAAGCCCCGCGATAGTGTTTTCGATGCCCTGCAGACGGGTACGCAATAAGTCCAGTTCCTCACGTTTGACGTAGGTTTTGGCCAGCAGGAGCTGAATAACGTTCACGGCGGACATAAACAGCGCCCAGATGATCGCCCAGTTACCCTTAATGATTTCCCAGCCCATGCTTCCCCTTATGTTCTCTGATGGCCTGACAGGTGAAGCAGGTCGCTGCGTACGGCAACGCCCGGAGTCGCTTCGCCGGAATCGCTGCGCCGCAGTCGTTACAGAACCCGTACTCATCCGGCAGCTCTTTAACGCGCTTTAAATGCTGGTTTAACAGCCGTTCGCGCTCTTCCATTTCAAGGTCGCTGGCGCGATCAAACGCTTTAGTCATTTACCCACCATGACCTTGTGTTTGCTGGATTTGCTGTAGCGGGCGAAACCATCCAGCGTCCTGAACCCCAGATAACCCAGCGCCGGGGTCGCCAGCATCAGCGAAATATCCCAGTCGGGTGCGGGCATGGAAAACGCATGGCCGAAAGCCCCTGCCACCGCACCAGCCTGCTGACCCAGTGACATCACCATCACGTAAGCGATGCTGCTGTAGAGGGAGAGACGGGCCATCAGCGGGCGGGTCTGGCGGACATATTCGTCCGTGGCGTTATCGCCGTTGCGGATGGTTTCCTGCTGCTCATGGTGTGCCGCCTGCTGGTCAGCCATCTGCGCTTTGTCCCGCTCCAGCTGGAACTGCTGCAGCTGTACCTTGAGGGTTTCAAGCTGGACGAGTTGCTCAGGCGGGAGTTGCGCCAGCTTCTGCTCCAGAACACGCTGCTGGTCGGCGGGATTAATGGCACTGTTGACGGCCTCGACGATGCTGGCCACCGAGTCCGCTGCTTTCGCCGTGTCACTATCACCACCGAACCAGCCACCGACAGTGCGGACCAGAGAAGGTCCAGTTTTGAGCAGAATGGAGGCCACTGTGGAAAGGGTTATCGGATCCATTTGAGCGGCTCCTTATGTGAAGCCCATAACCAGAGAAGGAAGGCAGTCAGTCCAGCCAGCGGATTAAACAGCAGGATCCACGGGTCTTTTACGTTAGCGGGTGCCACGGCCAACAACAGGAAACCAGCCCCCCAGATTATCCATGACAACACTCCTGACCACCGACGAGCAGAATTACCCGGCTGCAGCAGACGGTAAGGCAGATTGCCGAGCCATACGCTCGCCCCAATTAACAGCACACCGGCGAAAGTGAGCCACCAGACAATAAACGCCTGACGGCCAGTGAAGCTGCAGAACAGCAGCGACAATCCCACCAAGATCACCACCGTCCAGCCGGACTGAAATACCCGGAGCAATGCCAGCTTCAGCCAGTCGGTATTCAACGATTTAAACATGATGTTTTTTCCTTATATCGCTGGCACTGCCAGACGATGTCTCTTGTATCGACGGAGTCCCAGCCCCTGCGGTAATAACTGGCATGAGTGCCGTCGCAGCCTGTGTAGTCCTGTGGAACGGGTGGAGGACCACCAGCAACCCGGTGAAGCACCTCCTGACGGAGACGGTCCCGCCGCCCCGCGCGTAACGATGAATCCCAGCCCTTACCCATGCTCAGCTCCGGGGGACCGAGACCTGACCACCGATGACCTCCTGACAGGCGTTCGCCAGCTCATCGAGACGGTTAAACCAGCCATTGAGGTATTTGCCCTGCGAAGAATTGGCTTTGATGATCTCGGCGTAATAGCGGGAACGGCGCAGAAAACAGCGGGTCAGCAGCCATTCGGCATCGGCACCGATAACTGCTTTGGTGGTTTTGGGCCCGACAATGCCATCAGCGGTGACGCCCACGGCATCCTGCAGGAGCTGGATCGCTTTTTTAGCACCATGCTGCACGGAGGAATCAAAGACAAAGAGTGAGATACCGTCTGGCCAGTCAGTGCAATAAGCCGGATACCAGTAATCGCGGAAATAAATCTGCCCGGCCTGTTCTTCGGTCAGGTCCTTAATTCGGGTATCGGGCTTGCCGTCGCCATCGACGTCGGTTTTGCCATCGGCAAGACCGTCGCGCTTATCAGAAATGCCGTATTTGGTTTCGCCGCCTTTATCTGTGGGGTCATTAGAATAACCTCCTTCAATACGGGGGGAGAGTACGAAAGCGAGCGCGTGAGAAAAAACGGGGGAAAATGATGTTGTCATGCCTGCACCTTTTACAAGGAAGAAGGTAAATGTGGGTTCCTTCTCATTTTGTGACAGGCATAAAAAAAGCCGGATTAACCGGCTTCCTTGAGAATGTATTGTTTAAAACAAAATGTCTTTAAATGAATACAGGGAAAGTGCAAACACCAGAAGAGCCAGTATCATTAAGTTGCTACTTTTATCTGTTTCCACTGGATACGTTGTTGCAGCTTTAATCAACGACGCCCTCATAAACATATATATGAGAAATGGAATCACCAGAAAACAGCCCATAGCCCAGACAACAGGCGAAAAGCCTTTTCGATATCCCTTATCTACTCCAGTAACGGGAACATAAACCCCGATTTTATGTTTCACACAATCAAAGAAAACCCAAAAAGAACAAACAACAAACGCTATGTGAATTAAAGTACCACCAATCATTATTATCACTCCATGTCCAGAGAATACTGGCGTTTACTTACTTCCAGCCTGCGCATACGCCTGATAGCTTTATACACTGTTTTATAGGTCACCTGGTAGCGCTCAACCAGTTCCGGGATGTTGTTACCCTGAAAATCACGCCAGATACGCATATCCCTGACGAGCTGCTCCAGCACCTGACCGCGTGGAAAGTAAACCTGCATTCCGCCGATCTTACTGCTGATGGCTGCGACCAGTTCAATGGAATGGCGCGGGTCATAGCCAAAGCGTTCAAGTTCCTTACGCAATAACGCGTTCAGTTCAGCCAGCAACGAGGGAAAGCGGGAACTCTCCATCTCATCATCAATATGGTCCAGAATGCTGTCGTCCTGCACGTCACCAAAGAGATCGCCACTCATTTTATCCACCTTCTGGCTGCGTCAGCGTAAGCGCTGCAGATAGTGTCATAGTCCCGGCTTTCTTCGCCGGTGACCGGGTTTTCAGGGAGCCGGACGCGGTGCGCCAACATAGCCTCTCTCATCGCCCGGATGTGCCATTGCTTCAGGCTCTCAAGGAAATTCGCTTCGGCATCACCGCGCAACCATTCCAGGCTGGAGACGCCAGCGCCACCATTACGGATACGTGTCTGGCGCTGGACAAAACGGTCGAGCGCAATATCGCTACCATCCCGGATAAAACCCTCTTTAAACATCGTTTTCCATATCGCGCGGATTTTCAGGCTCACATCTGACGGGGCAGACATGCGGCGCTGAGAACGGCGCTGAGGTTTACTTTTGAACCCCTTAGCCTCCAGTGCCTGAATGACGCTCTGCAGCTCGATGATGGTCATCTCGCGACAGCTCGACTTGCCCGGAACTACCGCCCCCAGCAGGGAGCGGTAAGTGTCATCGTCGAGGTGTAGATCACGCCTTGCGATATGGATTACCTTAATCATGGATGTGCGATTCATACCCGTACCTCCGAAGAATGGCGGTGCTGCAACACCGCCACCATTGTTATGAGTAAAAGGAACTTTTATGTCCAATACCCCTGATGATAAAAATTTTGATATCGCTGGTTTTTTACTCGCAGGCAATATCATGGTTAAGCTGGTTGAAAAAGGCGTTATCGATATGCGTGATGCTAACGACATCGTCGCCAGAACTCGTGCTGCGTACACACAACGTGACTCATATAAAGATGAGAGTCTTGGTAGTGACGCTGAGGCATATCTGGATACTCTCTTCAATAAGTTATGGGCGTCCAGGCCCGATGCAGTAGGCAAGAAATAACGCCCGCTCATAATCTGATTTAAGAATGATAGCCAGATCATCTACGCCAAGCTCACGACGAACTAATTCATCCTGGGCTTTTTCATTTTTGTAAGTAACCTCCGCTTTAATGACCGATATTTCGCGGTTAATAACGTTCATGACATCTGTTACGGACCAGCCTTTTTCAATACCGGTGTTAACGATGAGAAGTATCCGCTCCAGCATTCCGCACTGGCGAAGGGCATCATCAAGTTCGATTAAAGTGCATTTATTGGCTTCAGACATTTTTCACCTCCGCCTGCATACGTTCGGCATACTGCTGTTCGCGGATCATCTTCTGAGCCGCCTGCATCAGCAGGCTGACGGCCATACGGGCACGGGCTGCGGCATAGCGATTACTGGTTTTGGTATCGCGATAGAGGGTTTCGGCCAGCCCCATCTGCTCGGAGGCTTCCTCCAGCAGCCCCATAACGGACGGACCAAAGGGGCTGACAGGCTGTGACTCCACGCCCACAATCTGCGCCAGCCGTGCCATCTTGCGATTCTTTTCATGGTCAATCATGGGGCCCATCCCGTTATGACGTAACTGTTCAATCATGATCTCGACGTCCGCCGCTTCTTCGGCCACTTTGTCGCTGCCGGTCTTGTGATTAATAAAACGGACACAGGAAGCCGATAATTCGCTGGCTTCTTCAGCCAGTACCAGCACCTGAGAATCGAAGCCCCATTTAGCGAATGCCGCCTCAAAAATACCTTTCGTTTTCGGGTCCATAATATTTCCTTACTTATTTTCGGCGTGAGCAACCCCACGGCGCTGACGCCGGAAATTAAACAAAATTAATTAACGAATATTCAGAGCTTGGCTAAATCCAGCGATATCTGCTTATAAGTGCCATCATCCTGACGCTCATATAAACGCAGATACTGGCTGGTTCCCGTGACCTGGATAGCATCGGCCACAGCATCCATCGCCTCATTCCACTTGGTATCGTCAATGTTCAGCGAGCGGAGACCCAGAACCTGATTGATATCAATCCGGCCCTGTTTATTGACACGGAAGGCATGATCGACCATCGCCATGATTTTTTCGTTAGCCCCGGCAGACCATTCTCTGATGCAGTCGTCAATCAGCTTCTTTGCCGCCTGAATGCGCTCATCAAAGATGCGATGCTCGCCTACGGCGCGAACCAGCTTATAACGGCCATCAAAGCTGACCAGCGTGACATTACCTTTAGCACCGCCATATTCAACACCGTATTCCGCTGCTGAAAGGTCGATAAAATCACCGATTTTCGCCATAGAGCCGAGCTTGAACTCGACCAGAGACTGACGCTGCAGACGAGCTGCCTCAACGATGCCGAGCACCATTTCATCACGCAGATTATCCAGCGGTTTAATCTGTGATTCAGGAACTAAATGCCCCTGAGCATTAATCCGGTAACCTTCCGGGATGGTATTTAAAGTATTCATCAAAGCCTCACTGAATTAATAGCATTCTGAAAAAACAATATTCGAAACAACCCGACGACTTAATTCCATCTTTTCAGCAATAACCGGAATGGTCAGACCCTCTTTATAAAGTTCGCGACAAAGATAAGCATCATGTGCGTCTGCTGGTTGAACAAGAACCGACAGGCCCCAGCGGTTAGCCTGAGACTGAATAGCCTGACGGGTGCGGTTAAGCCTGTCGGCAATCTGCTGTGACGTCAGCTTTCCGGCATTTTCACGAACGAACTGAATTTCCTGCTTAGTCCACATACGGCGCTTTTCCATACCTACCTCCAGATAACATGACAGCCTTCAAGGGTGGCCATCCACACGGAACGGGTCCCGGTGGGGCAGCGTTCAATCAGATGATTAGCCCTGTTCACCAGCTCAGTTGGCGGACAGGTGATTTCCAGACACGGGCGGCGCATCCACACCCGCATCTCCGTAACACGACTACCGCGCGCCTGCAGCCATGCCTGCGCAGCGGTGGCCATTCCAACATGTTCAGCAATACGTTCAGTAATCATGGTGTTAACCCCTTAGTAAGGTTGAAACATCTACGTCCAGATCCAGATCGCGCAGTGCCTTGCGGATGTAGCTTTCGCTGACAGCGTCACCGGCACCGTGGGCCGTCATCGCCGCCAGCCTCAGTGAGTGGCTGAGGATACGCAGAGCGCCGGGCTTCTGTGCGATCTGCTGGAGCAAATCGCGCTCTTTTTCGCCGGTGATATGCCAGGCATCGGCAATCGCGGCCACATCGGCCTTTTTGGTTTTGTTAATGGCGACGCGCTTGGCGATACGGGAGAACAGACGGGCGAACTCAACGGTACGGTTGCCGCCGGTCATATTGCTGTAGACGCGATGGTTACCCATCAGCACCAGCCCGACGCGGGTGGCTTCCTGCAGCAGGCGCAGCTCTTCGAGCGTTTCAGCACCCAGATGGTCCGCTTCGTCAATGATAACAAGGCCCTGAGTGCCATCGAGACGGCGGCGCAATGCGCGGGCCAGCGGCCCCTTACGGCGCGGCGCATCATTCATCCCCAGCTCGTAGGCCAGTTCGGTCAGGCACTCCAGTACACTGGCGCAGGACGGGGTGATCGTTATCATCCAGACGTTATCGTTACTGCGGCGGTATTCACGCGCTGATTCTGACTTGCCGACGCCGGGATTACCGCAAACCACGCCGATGCACTCCGTCAGGTGCGCATAGCGGAAAGCCGTCCAGATCTGTTTAACGGTTGGAGTCTCAATAAAGCGCGGCGGCTCCGGCAGCTCGGCGGCAGAGTTTTGTTTATCGACCCAGCGTTGCAGGGCTTTCTCGACGCGGTCGTTATCACCGGCATATTTGTTATTCATGAAGCCACTGACAACGCCGGTTGAGAGGCCGGTTTCACGGGCAACCTGAGCAAAAGTAAAACGGGTACCATCGACGAGGTTGCGCAGAACCTCGCGAATATCGGAAATATTCACCTCAGACATAATTCACTCCATTATTTGAAGGGTATTTAAACGGTATTAAATCGAGTTTTTACGTTTATTTGATTCCAGCATATCCAGCGAGTTATTCAGATATTCGTCCTCCGTATATTCCTCTTCTTCAGGTACGACCTTCATCGCGGGGGCGGGCTGGCTGGGGCGATATACATTGCTGTTTAGCCAGTCCGGCCCTGCTGGTTCGGAGAGAGTGAGTACATTCTCGGCCTCGGCCAGACGGACCTTCTTCTCGCCACGTTCGCGCATACCTTTTATACGTTTCTGTTTCTGCCAGTATTCCGCAGTGACAGGGAATGCCGCTCTCTTGTTGCCGTCCCATATGGCTTCACATATCAGCGAACCATCCATCCGACGAACGACGATCTTCGTTGCATCGTGAATGTCGTAGCTGACACGCACTTTGCGGCCATGCTCCTCGCGAAGTGCTTCGGAGTAATACAGGTTATTGAAAAGTCGAATTTCACAACGTCTGACCGAGCACTCAACCTCCGGCATAAACATATGACGAAGCTCAATATCGGAGAGCCATTCAATCTCTGTTTTTTCTTTTTCCAGCTTGTACTTACGAAACTGCGCTGGCGTGAAATGCTCGCCATTAGCTTTCAACGGCAGTGAATCGTGGGCGCGGTTGTTATACCAGTGAACCCCGGCTTCAATCTCCCCAATAAGCTCATTCCATGACGGGAAATCGCGAAGGGTCTGCTCCTGCTTAGCTGTCAGTTCGCGCCCTTTATCCACCGCGTTCAGCGCGGCAATAAGGGATTTTGATACCTTACGCGTGGTGCTTTTATCCGCGCCAGTTCCGTAGTAAGTGGCAAATTGCCGGGAGATACGCATCCCCAGCGTTTTGTTGAGGATCTCAATGATGCCGCGCCCCTGTGGGTTCTCAGGAATACCCAGACGGTGGTCAACACCAAGGCGCGGTAAGATACCGGTGATATTAGCGTCAAGCGTACTATTGGTCTCACCGCCGCCGTTATCGGAATAATAGATATAAGGCACGCCGTTATTTTTAATGCCGTGACGCAGGGCGTCGGCAACTGCGATAACGCTCTCTGATAGCGCCAGACTCCAGCCCACAATATACCGGCAGCTCCCGTCCATAATGAATGTCACCTCTGGTGTGATAGGGTTACCATGCTCAGGAGAGGCAACCTTCATCTTCATGCCGTGACCATCCCCGATCCAGACGTAGTTCACCGGCATACTCAGCCAGTCACGGCGCACAAAACCCTCAATCTGTCGGGCTTCGCTACCGGTGATCCGGCGATGTTGTTTCACCACTTCCGGCAGCTTATCCATCGCGTAGCGAACCGTGTTATAGGTCGGGGCAGAGAAAAGCATCTCCGGCTGATCTGCATATCGCGTATACCAGCCCTTAATAAAATCCTCATATGCCTCAGCCATCGTCACACCATTGGGATTACGGTAATACGCCAGAAAATCAGGCAGCCACGCAATTTCCTCCGGCTCCACACGCTGACGCTTACCCGGCGCAAGGAGTACCAGACGCTCAGTCGACGTTCTGGCTTTTTTGAAATCCGCCATCCAGCGCTTGAGGGAGATCTCGCTCAGGGTGCGGGATGAACCTTTTTTGGCATTGGCCAACGTCACCTGTACGGCCAGATGCTCAGGTAACTCGCCACTGCGGGACTGTCTGACGATTTCCCTGATGGCTTTCGCGCAGCTGAATCCGGGTATTTCACCCAGTTTCAGGACTTCCGATACCAGCGCAATACGGGCATCAGCAATCTTTTGCTGGTCGGCAGTTAAGCCGGTGAGCTTTTGTTCCATCAGCACAGGGTGAGCACGGTAAAGCGATAACCGGGTATCACTCTTTTCCGTCACAGCGGAATGCTCAGGGGCAGGCAACGCGGCATCCTGATTCTTCATCAGCTCTTTAACCTGACGGTCACGCAGTGCTTTCTGGGTAACTGCGGGAAGGCTGTCGATGTGATATTCAAACGCCTTGCTTCCCTGACGCTTACGCAACAGAACCTGGTTGTCTTTGACCAGTTTGCCCATCATGGCTCTGATGCCCTGTGGCGTTCCCGGCAAACCTGGCAGGCCCACTAATTCATTCACCGTGGCAAACATGATCACAAGTCCTTGCTGTAGCGGCTGGGCCAGATGGATGACGGCTCCAGATTGAGAGCATTCGCGATGATGCGCTCACCTTTAGGATATGAACGAGCCAGCGCATTTTTCAGTGTGTCGGGACTTAACCCCGCACTGGTGGAAAGGCTGCGCATTGTCACGCCACGCTTGTGAAGCTCGGCGACAATGTCAATGCGATGCCAGTCACGCACTTCATTTCTTTCCAT